ACAAAAAACAGTAAGTGCTCCAGTTAAATGGAGATCATCTAAAGATCATCCAATTGCACATCTTGCATACATTACAAAAGATGAAGAAAAAATTTTAATAGATTTAAATTTATATGGTTCACTAAAAGGTAAACCTAACAGAGGTCCATTTGGACTTCCATCATTACAAGGATCAGGTGGTGGCGCTGGTGGTGGAGATGGTGGCGGTGGAGATGGTGGCGGAGGTGACGGTGGCGACTCTGGTGGAGATTCAGGAGATAGTGGTGATGCAGGAGATTCAGGTACAGGTCAATCAGGTGCACAAAGCGGAGATAACTCTGATGGTAATAATGCTGGCGACGCTGGAGATTCTGGTGATGCTGGAGATTCAGGATCAATGGGTGGAATAGGAATGGGTGATGTAGGTGGATTAGGTGTTAGTGATACTAGTGGTATGAGTGTTGGTGATGTTGCAGGAACTTCTGAAAATGCAGGTTTAGGAGGCGTTGCAGGAAGTGCAGTTGGAGCAGCAGCAACAGCAGCAGCTGAAGCAAATACAGGAATTAGTGCAGCAGTGAATGCAGTTCAAAATGCAATAAATCAAACAGTTCAAAATGCAATTAATAATCCAGTATCAACAGTAGTTGGAATGGCTCTTGGACCAGTTGCAGGATTAGCTGCAAGAGGAATTGCTGCAGCAGTAGATGCAGCTAACAGAGGTGTAACAGGACCAAGTGATGATACTCAAGAAGCTTCTTCTGTTCAAAGTGGACCAGCACAAAGTTCAGGTGGTGATGGTGGAATAACAACACTTGTACCAACATATGCTCCATTAGTTAATCAAACTACAGGAGATCCTCTATTGGATTCTTTAATTGCAAGATATAGAATAGATCCTGCTGCTTTTGGAATAAGATGAAAAAATTAACAACAACTATCCCACCTAAATCAGGGCCTAACCCTCAGGGCTTGAATGTTACGTATAATAAGGTTAAGATAGTAAACTCGGAGAAATTAAATGGCAACTATAGACAAGTCACTTCCAAACGAAGTTACAAATAAAATTGAAATAGAAAATCCAGAGGCTTCTGCAGAAGAAATTGTAGAAGTTCAAGAGTCTATTCCAGATGTAGGTAATACTGAAATTACACCAACAGCAGATGGTGGAGTTGAAATTAATTTTGAACCAGGAGCTTTTAATCAAGGCGAAAGTGTAAATCATTTTGATAATTTAGCAGAATTATTACCAGAAAATATTTTAGGACCTTTAGGTTCAGAACTTTACCAAAACTTTGAAGACTATAAAAATTCAAGACAAGATTGGGAACAAACTTATACACAAGGTTTGGATTTACTTGGATTTAAGTATGATCAAAGAACAGAACCATTTCAAGGAGCAAGTGGTGCAACACATCCTGTTCTTGCAGAAGCAGTAACTCAATTTCAAGCATTAGCTTATAAAGAATTATTACCCGCAGATGGACCAGTTAGAACTCAAATAATTGGAAACTCTTCAAGAGAAAAAGAAGACCAAGCAAATCGTGTTAGAGATTTTATGAATTATCAAATTATGGATGTTATGAAAGAATATGAACCAGAGTTTGATCAAATGTTATTTTATTTACCTTTATCAGGATCTACATTTAAAAAAGTTTATTATGATGATTTACTTGGTAGAGCAGTTTCAAAATTTGTACCAGCAGAAGATTTAGTAGTTCCTTATGCAGCAACATCTTTAGATGATGCTGAAGCAATTATGCATGTTATAAAAATTTCTGCAAATGAATTAAGAAAACAACAAGTAGCTGGATTTTATAAAGACATAGATTTATTGCCAAGTGATGATTCTGTTACAGAAGCAAATGATGTAAAATCAAAAGAGAGAGAAATCGAAGGAGTCACTAAATCAGGTAATGAAGATATCTTTACTTTAATTGAGTGTCATGTAAACTTGGATCTCGAGGGCTTTGAAGATCGTGATCCCAACGGGGAAATGACTGGAATTAAACTTCCTTATATTGTGACGATAGAAGAAGGCTCTCGTGAAATTTTATCTATTCGTAGAAATTACGAAATAGGTGATCCTAAAAAAAATAAAATTCAATATTTCGTTCATTTTAAATTTTTACCTGGTTTAGGATTTTATGGATTTGGATTAATTCATATGATTGGTGGTTTATCAAGAACAGCCACATCTGCTTTAAGACAATTAATTGATGCAGGAACTTTATCTAATTTACCAGCAGGATTTAAAATGCGTGGTATTAGAATTAGAGATGATGCACAATCTATTCAACCTGGTGAATGGAGAGATGTAGATGCACCTGGAGGAAACTTAAGAGATGCATTTATGACTTTGCCATACAAGGAACCTTCGCAAACTTTATTAGCATTAATGGGGGTCGTGGTTCAAGCAGGTCAGCGCTTTGCTTCAATTGCTGACATGCAAGTAGGGGATGGGAATCAGCAAGCAGCAGTGGGCACGACCGTGGCCTTGCTAGAACGTGGCAGCAGAACAATGTCTGCAATTCATAAAAGATTATACTCATCACTTAAATTAGAATTCAAATTACTATCAAGAGTATTTAAATTATATTTACCAGAAGAATATCCATACGATGTTGTGGGTGGACAAAAAAATATTAAACAAGCAGACTTTGATGATAGAATAGATATTGTTCCAATAGCTGATCCAAATATATTTTCTCAAACACAAAGAATTAGTTTAGCACAAACAGAATTACAACTTGCTCAATCTAATCCTCAAATACATAACTTGTATGAGATTTACAGAAAAATGTATGAAGCATTAGGAGTAAAAGATATTGATAAGATTTTAATTCAACCTGCAAAACCAATGCCTAAAGATCCTGCATTAGAACATATTGATGCATTAGGTGGACAACCTTTTCAAGCATTCAAAGGACAAGATCATAGAGCACATATTACTTCTCATTTAAATTTTATGTCAACTAACATCGCAAAAAATAATCCAATAATAATGGGATCGTTAGAAAAAAATATTTTTGAACATATTTCTTTGATGGCTTTAGAACAAGTTGAATTAGAATTTGCTCAAGAATTACAACAGATACAAATTTTATCTCAAAATCCTCAAGCTGTACAAGATCCAGCTGTTCAAGCGCAGGTTCAAGAGTTTCAAATGAAACTAGAATCTAGAAAAGCAATCTTAATAGCTGAGATGATGGATGAATTTATGAAGGAAGAGAGAAAAATAACTTCTCAATTTGATAATGATCCTATTGCTGCATTAAAATCTAGAGAACTTGATCTACAAGCTCAAGAAAATAGTAGAAAAAAACAAGAGGGACAAGAAAGAATCAACCTAGACAAGATGAGAGCCATGATGAATCAGATGAATACACAAGAAAAACTACAACAAAATGAAGATTTAGCTGAATTAAGGGCTGCAACATCTATTGCAAAACAGCAATTTTCTAATATGAATAAGAAAATACAATAATTATTGTTAAATAATAAAAAAGGAGTATAAACATGGTTATGAAAATGACAAAACCACAAAAAAAGATTGGTAAAGTAATGAGAGAGTTCAAAAAAGGTGAACTGAACATTGGTCAATCTTCAAAAAAAGTAAAAAATCCTAAACAAGCAATCGCTATTGCTTTATCTGAGGCAGGAATGTCTAGAAAAAAAATGGCAGTAGGTGGTTTAGCTAATTCAACAAGAACTTTTACAGCTGATTCAAAAGCAAAAGAAGTAAATCATTCAAAATTTACTGATGCTCAAGGATATTTAGTTGGAGGAGTTGATGTTGAAATGTCAAATCCACAAGAAACTCAAATTCAAGAAGTTCAAGGTCAAGGAAGTATTCTTTCAGAAAAGAAAAGATCAGCAAAGTGGTACTAAGTCATGATTCAAATGTTAGGAGCTATTGCACCACTTGCAAAAGTTCTATTTAATACAATTGAAAAAGCTGTTCCTGATAAAGATTTACAAGAAAAATTAAAGTCACAACTTCAAACTCAATTACTACAATCACATACTCAAGAATTACAAGCTGCAGCTAAAATAGTTGAAGCTGAAGCAAAAGCGGGATGGTTTGCATCTAGCTGGAGACCTTTATTGATGTATGTTTTAATATTTATCCTGGTCTGGAATTATGTTATAGGACCAGTTATAAAAGTATTCACAGGAGCAGTTATCTCCTTTGAATTACCTGGAGATGTTTGGACTTTATTAAACGTTGGACTAGGTGGTTATGTGGTGGGTCGTTCTGCTGAATCAGTTGCAAGAACTTTAGCAAATAGACCTGTAAATAAAGAACAAGAAAATGGATAAGGAGTTAAAATGAGAAACGACTACAGTATAAGACCAAGAGCTAAATTAAAAAAAGGTAGTTTTCCAGATTTAAATAAAGATGGAAAAATTACTAAAGCCGATATTTTAAAGGGCAGAGGTGTTCTTAAAAAAGGTGGTATGTCAAAAAAAGCCGATATGATGACAAAAGATATGTCTGAAAAGAAAAAAGGCAAAATGATGAAGAGTAAAAGATAATGGGAGACATTGCACTTAGAGGACAAGGAAGAGCTCTTTTAAAAAAAGGTAACAAAGCCATAGATATGTCTGAAGAACATGAGAGTATGGAGTCTGAAGCTGAAGAAGCTGAGGAGTATGAAATGGAAGAAGAAGGTTATGAAGAAACCGAATCAGGCAAAATGGTAAAGAAGAAAAAAAATAAAAAAAAGAAGAAAAAATAAATGGGTAAACTTTGTCCAAGAGGAAAAGCTGCTGCAAAAAGAAAATTTAAGGTCTATCCGAGTGCCTATGCAAATATGTATGCATCTGCAGTTTGTTCTGGAAAAATAGTTCCTGGTGGACGTAAGAAAAAAGCAGAAGGTGGAAGTATTTCACAACAAAGAAAAATGATATCCAATTATAAACAAGGTGGAGTTGCAAAAGGTTGTGGAGCAGTATTAGAGAATAGAAGAAAAGTTACAAAAAAATATTAATATGGCAAACGGTCTTAGAAAATGGGTTGCAGAAAAATGGGTTGATATTGGATCCAGACGTAAAGATGGTTCCTTTGCACCTTGTGGTAGATCTAAAGGAGAAAAAAGAAAAGGTTATCCAAAGTGTGTACCACTTGCAAAAGCTAGAGCAATGTCAGAAGGTCAAAGAAGATCTGCAGTTGCAAGAAAAAGAGCAGCTGGCAATACTGGACCTAAACCTACAAATGTTGCAACATTTTCGAAAAGAAAAGACATGCGAGCAGGGGGATTAGTATAATGGCTGGTGATAAATATTATAAAGCTGAAAAAGCAAGACAAGCTAAATTTAGAGAATCTGAAAAAAAATTAGATGAAAATTATAAAAGAGTAATGCAAGAAGAAATGGATGCTGAAAAATATGCTAGACTATTTCCAGAAGATTCAACAAGAGAATATAATCCAGTTGAACATTATAAAGATGGTGGATTAGTAAGTAGAGGACAAGGAAGAGTTATTAAAACTAAAAAAACTAAAATGTATTAATATGGGTGATATTGCATTAAGAGGACAAGGCAGAGCGATGCTTGCAAATGGATCAACTCCAGCATGGCAACGTAAAGAAGGTAAATCTGAATCAGGTGGATTAAATAGAAAAGGCATTGCATCTTATAGAGCTGCTAATCCTGGATCTAAATTATCTATGGCAGTTACAACAAAGCCTTCTAAATTAAAACCAGGTTCTAAATCTGCTAAAAGAAGAAAATCATTTTGTGCTAGAATGAAAGGCATGAAAAAAAGATTAACTTCAGCTAAAACAGCAAGAGATCCAAATTCAAGAATTAATAAGTCCCTACGTAAGTGGAATTGTTAATATAACCAACAAAAGGAGAAAGAAATGGACGCAGTCACGTTTTTAAGCAAATTACAGAAGTTTATTAGGGATCAATACCAAGGAATTGGTGATGCCATGATATCTGGTAATGTTGACAGTATGGAAAAATACAAGTATATGCAAGGACAGGCAAATGCCTACCAAACAGTAATTCAGGAAATCTCTAACCTGCTAAATGAAGGAGCAAAAAAAGATGATAAAGGAAACGTTATCGACCTCGGAAAAGGAAGTTCCAAAGATAAACCTAGGTCTTGAAGAAAAGTATAAGGAACAAAAAGTAGTAGAAGATAAAACAGTAAGAGCAGATAATATTACTGAATCTTTAATTGATAGTTTACCACAACCATCAGGTTGGAGACTATTAGTTTTACCATTTACACCTAAAGATAAAACTGCAGGTGGATTAATCATATCACAAGAATCTTTAGACAAAGCAAGAATCGCAACTAATTGCGGTTATGTTTTAAAGATTGGACCATTAGCTTATATGGATAAAGAAAAATATCCAACGGGCCCGTGGTGCAAGGAGAAGGATTGGGTGATCTTTGCCAGATACGCTGGTTCAAGACTTCCAATCGAAGGCGGTGAAGTTCGTCTGTTAAATGACGATGAAGTCTTAGGGACAATTAAAAATCCTGAAGATGTACTTCACTATATATAAACCATAGGAGAAAACTATGCCAGAAAACAAAAACGAAAAGACCGTTGACATAGATACATCAGGTCCAGGAGCCGAGGTCGAATTAGACGTCAAACAACCTGAATCAAACGAGATAGAAGTATCAAATGAAAAAGACAACGTTAAGTCCATTGACACAGTTGCGCAATCTAATGAGCAGTCTGATGTTCAGACAGTAAACAAGATACAGAAAACAAGGACCAAGGAACAGAAATAGCGTCCGAAGATACAGATAACAAGAAAGAATTAGAAGACTACAGTGAAGGTGTTAAAAAGAGAATTGCAAAATTAACCAAGAAAATGCGTGAAGCTGAAAGACAGCGTGAAGCTGCCATTGAGTATGCACGTAAAATTCAGGTTGAAAAAGATTCTCTAGCTGGAAGACTTACCAAATTAGATACAGGTTATGTATCTGAAATGGAAAGAAGAATTAAATCATCTATGGAATCAGCTGCTGCTAAATTAGCGCAAGCAAGAGCCGATGGAGATTTAAAAGCTGAAATCGCCGCACAAACTGAAATATCTAAATTAGGATATGAGGAAGCAAGACTTCTTGATATTAAATCTAGACAATCAGAAACAAAAGAAGTTGAACCAAAAATTCAACTAAATCAACAACAAGCTGTTCAACAAGAACAACCTATAACTCCAGACCCTAAAGCTCAAAATTGGGCCCAAAAAAATACATGGTTTGGACAAGATGAGGCAATGACGTACACAGCCTTTGGATTACACAAGAAACTTGTGGAAGAAGAAGGATATGATGCTCAAAGTGATGAATATTATGCAGAAATTGATAAAAGAATAAGACTTGAATTTCCGCATAAATTTGCTACAACATCACAAACGGCAACTGCAAAACCAGTTCAAAATGTAGCTTCGGCTAATAGAAGTGGAAAAAACAGTAACCGCAAAACTGTGAGACTCACGCCTTCTCAAGTAGCTATTGCTAAAAAATTAGGTGTGCCACTTGAAGAATATGCGAAACATATAATCACGAAGGAGTAAATGCATATGGAAAAAAACAAAAATATTAAGACCCCTCGTGCGAGCCAAACTAGGACTACTGAAAAGAGACCTACAACTTGGACTCCACCGTCATCTTTAGATGCACCGCCAGCACCAGATGGTTTTAGACATAGATGGATTCGTACTGAAGTTTTAGGCTTCGACGATACCAAAAATATGACTGGTAAAATGAGATCAGGATGGGAGCTTGTAAGAGCTGATGAATATCCTGGATCAGTTTATCCTGAAATCAAAGATGGTAAATATGCGGGAGTTATCGGAGTTGGTGGCCTTGTGTTGGCAAGGATACCGGAAGAGATCGCAAAATCTCGTGAAGCTTATTTTAGGAAACAAATAGAAGCTCGTGAGGAAGCAATTGAAAACGATCTTTATAAGGATCAACACAAAAGTATGCCAATCAATAGTGAGAGGCAGACTCGTGTAACTTTTGGTGGTACGAACAAAAAGTAATTTTTTGGCAATACCAACAAGTTAAATAAACTTAAACAAGGAGAAAAAACATGGCTAATAGAAGCTCAGTAGGCTTTGGTCTACGACCAATTGGTAAAGTTGGTCAGAATAGAGATGCTCAAGGTTTAAGTGAATACTTAGTAAGTGATAGTCCAACTATTGCTTATTTCAATGACCCAGTAAAAGCTACAGACGCAGGAACAATTGCGGTTGCAGCAGCTGGTGATAAATTGTTAGGTTCACTTAACGGATCTTTCTACACTGATCCAACGACTCAAAAACCAACATGGAGGAATTATATCCCTTCGGTTGCAGCGAACGATATCGTTGCATTCGTAAGTGATGATCCTTATGAAAGATTTGAGATCAGATCTAATAACACAGGCGCTTCAGCAGTGACTGATATTTTCAATAATGCAAATATCACTTATTTAGCTGGAGATTCAGCAAACTACGTATCAAGAGTTAGATTGAATGATGCTACTTTAACTACATCTTCAGAACAACTTCAGATACTTGGTTCAACTAAAGACACTGGTGACAATAATATCACTCAATCACACGTTGTGTGGGTTGTGAGAATTAATGAACATCAGTTAACGTCTACAACAGGAGTATAAGAATATGGCTATATCAAGAGGACAACTAGTTAAAGAACTAGAACCAGGTTTGAATGCTTTATTCGGACTGGAGTATAAACGTTATGAAAATCAGCACGCTGAAATTTTTGACACAGAAACTTCTGACAGAGCTTTTGAAGAAGAAGTAATGTTATCAGGTTTCGCAAATGCTCAAATTAAACCAGAAGGTTCTGGCGTTACATTTGACAATGCTCAAGAAACATTCACTGCTAGATACACTCATAACACTGTAGCGCTTGCTTTCTCAATCACTGAAGAAGCGATTGAAGATAACTTGTATGATAGACTTGCGTCTAGATATACAAAAGCTTTAGCAAGATCTATGGCAAACACTAAGCAAGTAACGGCTGCTAACGTATTAAACAATGCGTTTTCAAGTTCGTTCCCAGGTGGAGATGGTCAACCTTTATTAGACCAAGCTCACCCTACTATTGCTGGTTCATTTAGAAATGAACTTGCAACTGCTGCTGACTTAAACGAAACTTCATTAGAACAATCATTGATTGATATCAATGCGTTTACTGATGAACGTGGTTTAAAGATTGC